TTCCCTCCGTCAACCGCTTTTACTAACGGTACAGCCACTCTGTTGTACGTTCAGAATGCAGAAGTCATCCCGTTTTCGTCGTTACCTAATGGTTCGCAGACTCTGGATGTTCTTAACCTGACGATCTACTGGGGAAATTCTAGGATTCCCCTGCGTTATTTGCCCTGGACAAACTTCAACGCCCAGTTACGTTACTGGCAGAACTACGTTGGACGGCCTGTGTGCTTCTCAACGTATGGTCAATCTCAAATTTACATCTCACCTATCCCTGACCAGTCCTATAGCATGGAAGTGGATACGGTTATCCTGCCTTCTCCGCTGGTTTTGACCAATCCTACGGTCAATGACGCCATCAATGATCCGTACACCGTTCCTGTGGCGTTCTACGCGGCCTACAAGGCAAAGTACAAGGAACAAAGCTACGGAGAATCTGAGATTTTCCTCCAGCAGTACAACCGTCAAGTGCAGAGCGTGTTGAATTCAGTTTTCACGCGCAGGATTCCGGACCCGTATAGCAGCCCTTACTAACATGGCATCTCAGGAACAGCAAAAAAGATACACTGTCCTGAAAACGTTTGGTGGCATAAACACAAAAGCCAACCGAACGGCCATTAAGGACGATGAATTCTCTTGGTTGGAAAATGCCATGCCTATTGGCGACTCCAACATCAAGGTTGTTCCGGCTCAAGAGGCCGTCAGAGACAGCACAGGCAATGTTGTCGTATTTGCCAACGCAACTTCTTACTTAACGTCTACAAATATCAATGTATCTGACTACATAGTCAGTTTTGAGCTAGATGGTAGGGCGCAAGCATTCAATCTGACTAGCAATGTGACCAGTAACGTAGCCGTTGCAGGCACGTTCAGCAACGCAAACGTCAGTGCTGCTCAGTGGAAGAACGAAAGACTGATCATCGCCGATCCAGATAAAGGATTGTCGAGCTGGAACGGCGCTAACGTAGTCTCTATAGGCTCAGTTGGCCTGATTGCCGTATCAAACCCAGGTTCAGGGTACACATCTGCGCCTAACGTAGTAATCAGCACCCCAAACGATGCTAACGGAGTGCAAGCAACAGCTACAGCCAGCATTGTCATCGGATCTGGTGGCATTAGATCTGTTTTTGTGACTTCTGGTGGTTCTGGATACACGGCCGTACCAGATGTGACCATCGGAGCACCTAATATTACGGGTGGAACCCAGGCTACAGCAGTCGCAAGCATTAGTGCTGGCGCGGTTGTATCTATTACAGTGGTAGACGCAGGGTCTGGATACACTTCTATCCCTACTGTTAGCTTCTCTAGCGGATCTGCTGCCGCTACAGCAGTCATTTCAACGGGTGGCGTCAGCAGCGTATTTCTGACAAATGCAGGAAGTGGATATACATCATCTCCCACCATAACTTTTTCAGGTGGTGGAGGATCTGGTGCCAATGCTATAGCCCAGATCGCCACGTTCAAGACTGGCACAGTCAGTATCCTGCTTAACAACGGTGGTTCTGGCTATACGTCAGCCCCAACTGTAGCTATCAACGGTGCTAATACCACTCCTGCTACCGCTACAGCGATCGTCTTGGGGAATACGGTCTCGCAGATTGTGATGACTAACCCTGGCGCTGGGTACACAACTGCAAACGTAACTCTTTCTGGTGGTGGGTTCACAACTGCTGCCAATGTAACCGCAGTTGTAAACACAGATCAGGTAGTTTCTGTAGCAACATTTTCTGGCAGAACATGGGTGGCGGCTGGGCGTACCGTCTACTACTCTGCCGCAGACTCCTACAGTGATTTCACCAGCATCTCCGCTGGATTGCTAACAATTTCAGACTCTACGCTGCACGGCAACATCCGTGCTCTGCTCTCAGCCAACAATTTTTTGTACATTTTTGGTGAGACAAGTATTAACGTCTTTTCTGACGTTCGAGTTGACACAAACGGTCAGACTTTATTTACAAATACCAACGTATCGGCAAGCGTAGGAACCAAGCGCATCTACGCCATCTATCCGTTCTTCCGATCTGTGCTGTTCATGAACGACTATGGGATTTATTCCCTGGTCGGATCTACCACCAGCAAGTTGTCAGACCCTCTTGACGGAATATTCCAACTCATAGACTTTACACAGCCCATCAGTGGTGGTCAGGTCTTACTGAACAACATACTATGCGCGGCATTCTCCTTCACTTACAACGACCCGGTAGTTGGAGCGAGAAAGGTCCAAGCCGTGTTCTTCGAGAAGAAGTGGTTTCTAACCTCCCAAGGAGCGTTGGACTACATCACTTCCGTCCCTACAGCGGGGGTCATTCGCCTCTATGGGACCGCAGGCTCAAGCCTCTACCGTCTCTATGCTAATTCTACTGCCAACGTAGCAACAATGATTCAGACTGCTCTCATGCCTATGGGTGATCCCATACGCACCAAGCAGGCATTGAAGTTTGGTATCGAAGCCCAGTTGCAAGCATCATCTACGCTATTGGTTAGCGTAGACAACGAACAAGGTATTGGTTCTACTGGTGCTTACACCATAGACAACTCAGTTGTTTGGTTGAACAACTTTTACCAACCAGTTACTTGGCAAAACAATAGCCTGCAAACGGTTGGATGGCAAACGGCTTACGGGTATGCTCTGTACAAGTCAGATGCCCAGCAGTACGGCAAGTACCTTGGTCTGACCATTAACAGTAACAGTGCTGGTTATACTGTGAATACTTTCGAGTTTGAACACGAATTGAGAGCGAGGTTCTAATGGCTGTTCCATTTGCTTTTGCCAATCTAAGCGGAAACATTGCTCTCTCTAAGCTAGACAGCAACTTCAATACGCCGATCACTATCGGAAATACGTCCGTCCAGCTCGGAGGCACGATCACCACGCTCAACAACATGACGCTATCCAACGTCACAATCAGTGGTGGAACTAACAACGTCACGGAAACGCTTGCAAACGTAACAACGCTCAATGCCACCAGCGCGTTCATAACTACCGGTAACATTACAACTGCCAACGTCGGCAACCTCACTTTGCTCAATGCCTTGACTGTGCCAAATGGCGGCACTGGAATGGTTTCGCTACCAGCTAATAACGTGTTGTTGGGCAACGGAACCAGTCCTGTTGCTTCTGTGGCCCCAGGCACGGTTGGCAACGTATTAACAAGTACCGGTACTGGTTGGGTTAGTAATGCGGTTCCTGGTGGTGGAGGTTCTGGAACAGTAACTTCTGTTTCCGTTGTTTCTGCAAACGGTTTGGCTGGTACGGTAGCAAATGCCAACACAACACCGGCAATTACTCTTTCGACCACCGTGACAGGATTGCTTAAAGGCAATGGAACCGCAATCGGCGCGGCTATTGCAAACACAGACTACCAATCTCCAATTACGCTAACCACCGCCGGAACGTCAGGTGCAGCCACATTTGTTGGCAATACGCTTAATATTCCCCAATACACGGGCGGCGGCGGATCTGGGACGGTTACAACGGTTTCGGTTGTATCTGCCAATGGTTTGGCTGGAACAGTAGCCAATGCCAATACAACACCGGCTATTACGCTTTCCACAAGCATTACTGGTGTTCTGAAGGGCAACGGCACGGCGATAGGTGCGGCCACAGCAAACACAGATTACCAATCGCCAATCACTCTGACCACAACTGGAACTTCTGGCAACGCGACGTTCATCGCGAACACGCTTAACATTCCACAATATTCTAGCGGTGGTGTAGGCGCATCTGCATGGGTGAATTTCAACGGCGTTCCCACGGTGTCAATTAATGGTTCATTTAACGTCAGCAGCATTACGCGAAACTCACTTGGTAACTACAGAGTGAATTTCACTTCTTCATTTACAGACAACAACTATTCAATTGTTGGAATGGCAAATGCGTACAACGGTAATCAGGCGTTGACGATAGGAATTCAATCGCAATCAACTTCAAATACCAATATTCTTACTGGTATTGGCAACAGCTCCGCAGCGTTTGAGGGAAGTATAACTGGCGCGGATTCGGCGGTTTGTATTGCAGTCTTCCGTTAATCAGGTACAAACATGAACGTTATTATTTACACCAACGACATCGGCGGCGTGTCCGTCTGCATTCCAACGGGCGAACTGCCAATTGAGCAAGTGCAAGCCAAGGACATTCCCACTGACGTACAGTCTTTTATCGTCTACGCA